TGCTAAAAATCCTCCTAGTCAACTAAACCAACTTATCACAAATATTCTTACATGTAAGAGTCAGACAGGCGTAGTCAGTTTCGATGAAGAAAGTGATTACACTGTCGAGCAAGACGAAGATCGTTTAATCTATACTTTCGAGTTTAGGCTAACGGTCGCAACTACTTAAAGGACAAGTAATATGGCTTATATCAATGTTAGTGCTCCTACAAGTCAGGCTACTCTACAGATTTCTACTGCTTCAATCGCTTCAACCAGCAGTGGTTATATCGTGCCTGCCTTACAGGATATCACAATCAACAACGCAGTGGGAACTTTCCAATGGACTCAGTTAGATGAGTTTTCAAACAAGACTGTTCCAACACCTGCAAATAATAGTATTGCTGGAAACTTTGTTTTAGATTCAACAACATTCTTCACAGGAAGTGGTGGTGTTCCAGGTCTATTCGATCTTTCCAATGATGCTACACTAGTTTATTTCCGTGTCTACTTCAATGGTCGCCTAGCAGGTGCAAAGTATGTAAGTGGACAAGGTTATATAACTAACCTAGCTCCAACTGTCAATCCAACAGCACCAGTATGGGTAAGCCCAATCACACTGAGCGTTGATGGTGACATCACAGCTAGCACAGTGTAATCGTAGATTACTCAAACAAGGGGGCTCTTAGAGCCCTTTTGCTTTATCTAAAATAAGTATACAAAAGGACAGATTTATGGAACTGGAAAAATATTCCGAAGAAGATTTGCACAAGGCTCTAGTAGCTGAATGTGCCAAAGCCCTAGGAGAACTTAAATGTCTGCAAGGTGACGCAGACAAGATTAACTCAAGACTGCGTTTTATGCTGGCAGTCATACATAACCTAAAAGATAGAAAGGACTAAAGATATGAAGTTAACACAGCTCACAGCAAAACCACAACTAATAAAAATCCAAATAGATGATGAAGAAACTGTCAAAGAGTTTGGAGAACCTATTGAGTTTTGGATTTGGGATCGTCAACCCATGCACAAGTTTGTTAAAATGGCAAACCTAAAAGAAAATGACATTGAAAGTCTAGTGCAGGTAGTTAGAGAAATGGTGCTAGATGAACAAGGTAAGGAAACACTCACAGAGGAAGTGGCCCTGCCAATGAATGTATTAACCAAGGTTATTGGTAAGGTAGTAGAAACACTGGGAAAATAAACGGGGAGACCATAGATCCCGAAGGTAGAGAAACCAGTATTGCTGTATTGATTGATCGTATGGCGCAACGCTATGGTTTGTTGCCCAGTGAAGTTATAGTTCGCGCTACAACTTTTGATATGGTTATGATGGATATCAGTCTCAGTGTTGAAAAGTATTGGAGGGAAAAAGATCAACCTGGTTATATTCCTCCAGTCAGTGAAGAAGAACTGCTTAAGATAAAGGAACGTGCAGATGCGAATAACAGTAACTAAGACACAGGATCAAATCACTCCAGATTTGACACGTGCTCTTAAAGAAGTAGAAAAAGTTCCAGAAGGTGCTTATAAAATCTTTCGCAGTCACACACCTATTCGTAGTGGTAATGCTCGTAGTAAAACTAGGCTAGAAGGTACGGAGATACAGGCCAACTATGCCTATGCTACTAGATTAGATAAAGGTTGGTCTAATCAAGCACCAGATGGTATGACCAAACCCACTGAAGCATGGTTAAAAAGAACGCTGGACAAAATATTTAAGGGAAGATAAACATGGCAGATACTACCTATAAAGTCAATGTAGATACCAGAGGTGCAATCAGTGCTATCGATGGATTAAAGGCTGCTCTGGGTGGCTTGGCAGTGGCGTTTGCCACACGTGAGTTTGTTCAAATAACTAAAACATTTGAAGATCTTCGCATAACCTTACAGATATTATATAAGGATGTGCAAAAGGGCAATGCAGTATTTGCAGATATTAAACGTTTTGCTGCCACTAGTAGTTTTTCAGTCAATGATCTAACTGAAACTGTTATAAAACTTCGTAGTGCTGGCCTTAATCCCACTATCAACCAACTTAGATTCTTTGCTGAAGTTTCAGCAGTGGCCGCAGACAAGGTTGGTGCTCTGCGTGCTATAACAGATCTTTATGCTAGAACCACAGCAGGTGGATTGGGTCTAGAAGATCTAAACAGATTAGCTGATCGTGGTATACCAGTATTCACCATACTAAAAGACACACTGGGCATTAATCGTTTAGAAATCACAAAGTTAGGTCAGAGTGCAAAAGGTGCTCAGATCATACTCAAGGCCTTAGAACAAGGACTCAATGATGCTTTTGCTGGTGGTAGTGATCTACGTGCTAAGAGCCTAAGTCAGGCTACATCAAACCTACGTGACTCATTTAACAACCTTATTGATTCAATGGGTCAGGAAGGTGGAATGAATAGTTCGCTAGCCAAACTAGCAAATGCTATGTCTGATGTTTTAGAAAAAGCAAGACCTCTAGTAGTTTTACTTGGTAGAATTTTAAGTCAAGCAATAAGTTTTCTTGCTGAAAACGCACATATATTAGCAGCGGCATTATATAGTTTGGCAGGAATTGCAGGTGCTTATTTGGTTATTAGAATTGGGGCGCTTGTTAAGGCACTGTTCACCTTAAATGCCGTTATGACATTTGTTTCCAAGAATCCTTTTTTTGTTGCTGCTATTACTCTGTTTACGGCACTTCAAAGTGTTATAACCTATTTTGCTTTAACGACGAAAAAAGACCTTGAAGATGTTGATCAAAAAATGAAAGAATTAGGTAAAGGTCTAGATCAAGGTGATGTTGTAGGTGGGGTTGAAAATCTACGTGGACAAATACAAGGACTCAATCCAGAAATAGATAAGCTCAATGCCAAATATAAGGTTCAAACAGATGAACTGCGTCGTTATACTGGTGAACTATTTGACAGATTTGGTTTCCAAGCTCGTATGATTGGTAAGCTGGATGATGAAGTTGAACTGCAAACAGAACTGAATGGTGAATATAAGAGATTCTCAGATCAAATACAGGAACTTAAGAATCGCCAAACCGAACTGCGTGGTCAGATGATTAATGAAACAGATACCTCAAAGGTAGCTGCTTATAGTCATGAAATCGACCTTATTAATCAACTTATAACTGCTGCTACTAAATCTCATGAAGAAAATAATCAACAGATAACCTATGGTATTCATCTAGTTCAAAGTCAACGTGCCGCAGAAGAAGATCGCAAACGCACACTAGAACTGATCAGTGCTGAAATGCAGAGACAGGCAGATATCCAAGGTAAACTTAGAGATATCATGTTGGATGCACAGGATAAGCTAGCAGAAGAACAGTATAAGCGTTCAAGACTGCCAGGACTAGCCGGACAGATCACAGATATTCAACGTGCTAATAGACTAGCAGCTGAAGCAGCAGCAAGAGGTTTCAGTGATTTATTCAATATAGAAGATATGACAGCCGCTGATGCTGAAAGACTTCGTGCTGGTCTAAATCGCATTGCAGAAGCCTATGGTCGTATTTCTGAAATCCAAATAGAACAGTTAGAATACAGTAAGACCTGGGCCAGTGGTTGGGATGAAGCTTTCGAACGTTATAGAGAAAAAGCCTACGATGCTGCTGAGCAGGCCAAGACCTATTTTGACACATTCACCCGAGGTTTTGAAAGTGCTATTGTAAGATTTGTGCAAACTGGTAAACTTAGTTTTAAGGATCTTATAACTTCTATGCTTGCTGAGTTTGCACGTATTCAAGCCAGTAAAATGTTATTAAACTTATTAGGTGCTAGCGGTATTGGTGGATTTTTTAGGAACCTAGGATTTGGAACAGGATTTGGTTTTGGTAATATGGACTTTGGAGGATTCTTTGCCAATGGAGGTCGTCTAGGTCCTAACCAATACGGAGTCGTTGGTGAGAATGGTCCTGAACTTATCACAGGTCCTGCTAACATTACACCAATGACAAAAATGAATCAACCTGTTAACATAACTTATAACATTAATGCAGTGGATGCTGCCAGCTTTAGAACTCTAGTTGCACGTGATCCGCAGTTTATATATTCAGTAACAGAGGCTGGACGTCGTAGTCAGCCCACAAGGAGATTGGCATGACCTTTCAAGCAATCATAAACACCAGTCAAAATATAGAGTTTGACCGTAGACGTGTTGTCGGACAGAGCATATCACGCAGTCAACGTGTTAAGACTGCTGAACGTAATGTCAGTCAACCATTTGTGCTCACAGTGACACCAATAGCAAGATTTAAGTGGGCAGACACTAGAGAAGCTCTTGAACTTATTCAAAACTATGACCGTAATATTGAATGTGTTATTCAGATTGGCAGTGTGCCTAATCTCTACTACATTAATCAATACCAAGGCACAATGAGTGCAGCAAATCTAGCTGCATCTACCATAACAAACTTTACGGGCACCACAGTAACAGTGCAGATACCCTCAGTTTCAACTTCAACTGTGATCTTTAAGGCAGGTGATTGGATTCAGCCCACACTGAGTCGTTATCCTTATATTGTTACACAATCAGTAACTAATGCACTGAACACAACCACACATAATCTCACTGTGCATAGACCTTTAATCACATCAGAAAATACTACAACCACTGGCACATTTAAGGTGGGCACAGCAACTACCATGGTGGTCATAGCAGCAGAGTTTCCCACTTATGAAATGATACAAAAGAACTGGGCACAGTATACCGGTGACTTTAGATTCGTAGAGAAGATTATATGATTACCATACCAGCAGTCACAGCCACTAATGTTCTACATGCTGTTCTAGTTAAACTAACAGTGAATACCAGCACCTACACCATAGCCAACACCTATGGTCCTATTACATATAATGGAACAACGTATACTGGACTAGGACATTTTCTAGGTTTTGCTGAAATACAAGATGATCTACGTGCTACCAACAATCAACTACAGATGAGTTTAAGTGGTATTCCCAAGGATCCAGGTGAAGCAGGATTGGGCACATATACCAGTTATGTCAGTCTTATCTTAGACCAAAATATCAAAGGTAGTTTGGTGGAAATATATCGTGCATTTTTCGATCCTTCAACTAGAGCACTGAGCACAGCATCTACCAGTCTGCGTTTCAGTGGTTATATTTCAAACTATACCATAACTGATGACACAGATGTTAACAGTCGTCAAGACTCATATACCTGTGTGGTCAATCTCAGTTCAGTGCATGCCATATTAGAACGTAAGATAACTGGACGTAGAACTAACTCCACAGATCAGAAAGCTCTATATCCCACAGACACGGGCATGGACAATGTTGTGGCAATATCTAACACAGCATTTGACTTTGGTAAGCCCTATGGAACCGCAGCATCAACAGGTGGTGGATCAGGCAGTTCTGGTTCAGGTGCTTCGCCCTTAACGGATCCAAATGATATTAGTCAAGCAGGATATTAATGAAGATTAGAAGATTAGAACGTGCAGACTATGATCAGGTCTGTGCATTAATGAAAAGTTTTGCAGAGGAATCAGGAATACAGAGTTTACGCAAGGAGCAATATGATTATGAACATGCTAGGCAAGTTTTACTCAGATGTGAAAAAGGCGGCATCTCGTTTGTTGGTGAGGATAATGCCTCCATCCAAGGTTGTATCCTCTCAATCACTGTGCCCGACCTGTGGTTGCCCCAAACCCTGTTCCTGCGGGAAATAGCTTGGTATGTTAGGCCAGAATCGAGACATACAACCTTGGGAGCACGATTATTTGCCGCTTATAAAAAAGCAGCAGAATCAGTATTGGAATCTGGTAGAATCCATGGTTTTACCATATCAAAACTGGCTAGTTCGCC